GTGACTGTTGATTACTATCTCGCGGAGTTTTATTGATGACTTTTTTACTTGGAATGGGACTGGGTTCCTTACTCACAATCGGTTTTGCATTTTTAGTTGCTGCTGATTCGCATCTTGACGAAGGCGACGAAAACTACTACAATGATGAGGTAATTCACGAAGACAAATGACACAGAAGTTTCTTTACATCGTTCAGCATTATGTTCCATTTCCCTCCAGTGAATATGGTGGAGTTTGGAATGTGATTGCTGAAGATGATGATGAATGTTTTGATTTGATTACTGCTGAAGATAGCGGTGGTTTCTATGAAAAATACTACAGCGATCTCAAAGAAAACATCCTGAACTCTCAAACATTTGCTCTCGCTGAGGATGTAGAATCTGCTGTTGTTGAATCATTCACCACCTAATGAAACTCTCCATTGATTTGATTCCACAATTCACACACAAGGCACCCAAAGGTTATTCCTATGAAGTTGAAGAGTTCAAACGTAATGTATTTTCTATTTGGTTGCGTTGTCACCGCCAGTTTGATTACAATTTGGGAAAACCTACCCGGACGATTTGGGGTTTCTACTCCTACAAAAAGTCTGAGTTCTATAGTCCTGTAAATAGTAACACAGTAGGCAAAGTTGTGAAGTTCAGTGATACTCGTCCATGGACTTCTATGCCTATCAAGCAAACAGCATTGGAAGCAGCATTTGTATGACTTATGTGCCAAAAGTTAATGATTTTGTGATTTGGGATTTGGGAAAAAACATTCAAGGTTGGGTGTACTTCAAATGTGAAGAGTACGTCACGATTGAAATGTTAGTCAAACCCAAAGATGAACAGAATTATGAGGCATGTTCATTGCACAGAAATGATAGACTTTTGGTGATTTGTTACAAAAATCAATGGCACGAATTAGAGTATGTCAAAACAAGAGAATCGTTGCATGAAGAAGAGAAAAACTGCGTTTCGGTTGATTGCTAAAGCACTTGGACAAAAAACAGGTAAAAATGACAGAGAAGCAGACAACGTTGCTCATATACGGATTCTTATATTTCTCACTTATCTCATTACTAATCTTTTTATTTGTGCGGGGGTCATAAGGCACTGGAATGATGTTCCAACAATAAATAATCAGAAAGTATTGCAGCAATGAAGACGTTTTATCAATTCCAAGAAAATATTGCACAGAGAAGAATTGCTGCGAGTCAACAAACAAAAAAGCGTGAAGCATCTGCACAACAAACAGCGCAATCCTATCATGCTCAGAAGGCATCAACAGCAGAAAGAGAGAAATTAAAAGGAGAAATCAAAAAAGAGTTGCAGACAGAAGTGTACAGTTAGATAACTGGCACACTCATCTCCCAAAGCACTTCAATCTCATCTACATTACATTTGTTCAGTTGAAACACTCCATGAACGACTTTGATGATTTCCAAATTGAAGAAACTGCTGGTTTCGACTTCGCAGAAGCATCTTATGATGGACTCTTCGATGAAGTCGAAGATGAAAACAAATCTTTCAATTCCTACCTGAACTCTAACTACGATTACTGAAATGACATTTACCGTTGAAAAAGGATTCTGGATTACAAAACTGAATACTGCAACAGATCGTCGCATCAAAAAACTTGAGAGTGAAGGTGTTGTAGAAACTAATACCACGACTCATCAAGGACGCAAACAAATTGGTTACTGCTATTTGGAGTATATTGCAGAATGACTGACACTGTAAATGTTCTGCCACATCTTCGTGAACTGAAAGATGCTTGGCGTCGTCAGGATTTTATCTTTGCCAAACAACAACAAGAAGAATACGATCTGCTAATTACTGCTCGTCGTGAACGTGTGTTGGGATTCTATAAAGATGATAGGGTTTGCAAAGTAAGCAAATCTGCCCAAGATAAACTGAAAGAGGACAATTAAAGAACTGTCACAGGGGAACCCACACGTTCCCCTTTTTGCTTTATGATAAACCTGTGATTGAAACACCAATGCAAAACAAGCACATCGAACATCCTGAAGATACCATCCTGACTGGTGACTTGAGTGTTCTGGATTGGTTCACTGCTGAATCTCATGTAAGTGTAAAGATTGATGGGGCACCTGCGATTGTGTGGGGAACTAATCCTGCAACTGGTAAGTTCTTCGTTGGCACCAAATCTGTCTTCAACAAAGTAAAAATCAAAATCAATCATTCTCATGATGAAATTGATAACAATCATGTTGGCAACGTCGCTGACATTCTTCATGCTGCCCTGGATTATCTTCCTCGTACAAACAGGATTATTCAAGGTGATTTTATCGGGTTTGGTGGTTTGGATACTTTTTGCCCCAATACGCTTACTTATCGGTTTCCGAAGAAAGTAAATCAAAACATCATTGTTGCACCACACACATCTTACTCTGGTGGTAATGATTTGCGTGATGTGATTGCTACTCCTTTGATGAAGAAACTGAAGAGCACATCGGAGTGTCTGTTTGTGCAACCCGAAGCAGAAATCTGCCCTTATCGTGATGATATTGGAGATTTCTGCAAGTTTGCAAGGCAAATGAGCACTCTTTGCACCTTCGTGAATGATAAACAAGCAAAAGAACTCAAAAAAGTCATCAATTCCTACATCCGTGAGGGTAAGGAGGTGGACGAACATGAAATTGCAGAAAATTATGATGTTGACATCAACCTGCTGCGACTTTGGAAACTTGTAGAATCTATCAAGATGGACATGTTCTTCTACATTGAAACTGATAACATTATTACTTGTGAGATTGATGGTAAAGAAAGTTCTCACGAAGGTTATGTCATGTACAATGAGTTTGGGAGTTACAAAATCGTAAATCGTGAAGAGTTCTCCCATCACAACTTTGTTCTTGTCAAACAGTGGAGTTAATAAATATATAAAAAGTATTTGTTAAGATGGCAAAGAATCAAAGAGCGAGAACATTTGAGGAGTTTGTTGCGATTGCTGAAGCAGTTTATGGTGGTGAGAAGAAAGAACCAAAAGATACCAGAATGATTGTAACTGCTGCTGATAAGAGAGGAAATACAAAAGCATGGCAGAATTATCAAGCAGGACACTCTGGTTACAAAGCAGCGTCACATTTGAATAAAGAAGAAACTGAAGTTGCAGATAAACCAGCAACTCCAGAAGAAAAGCGTAAGATTAAAATAATGCAGCAACTTGAAAGATTGAAGAGAGAAAAAAGTGCAAGCAGGATGCAATCTGATGTTGCAAGAGAAGAGTATGAAATTGATGAAGCAAAAGTAGAAGCAGGAATGACACCTGACGAAAAGAGAAGAATTAGAACTGCAAGAACTGGTAATACTAATCTCACTCCAGCATTTAGAGGTGGACATCCTGTTGCAGATCATGAAAGACGTGGAGCACATAGAGAAAGAGATACATTGAATAAAGATGCGAAAGATATTCGCAGAGGTAGATTAGATCAACCACAATTTCAGGGAAAAACTGGACAAGAACGTGTTGCAGTAGTCAAGAAAGCAATAGGCATGAAATAATAGTTCATGTGACACCTGACTAAGTGGCACAAGGTATGAGCACGGCATCGAAAATGCTGTAATCTACTTGTGTTGAGACAAACAACACCATGACTTCCTTCATTCAGCACACCACCAATCCTACTTTCGTTGAAGTTGGTGTAGAGTTCTTTCTGCCCACTGATTCTACTTCTTGGATTCCTAATGGTTTCGACATGATAGAGTTTTGTGTGGATGCTAACGATTTGGAAGATGATCGTTATGCAACACTTGAAGAAGTTGCAGAACAATTCTGTAAGAATATTGGTGTTGTTTTCTCCCAAGTAATTGAGTCGGATTTGTGGTGATGATAACAGGAATCTTGGTGCTCCTAGCATATTCTCTAGGAGCACTGCAAATTATTATTTTTCACAAGATTAAGAACAGTCATTGAACAGTCCACCAGACGCATCAGAATCGCCTGTAATGCGTCTATATTAACTTTGTTGAGTCAAACCACACACAACACTCTAAAACATCATGAAGTACATTGTTGATTTGTATGTTGGTGGCAAAGTCTTCAAGGAAGAAGTACAAGCAACCAATCCTAAAGATGCACGAGAAACTGCACTTGCTCGCAATCCCAAAGCAAAAGTTGTTGCTGTTAATGTGAGTTTCAAGTGAATTACTCTAACCTCTCAAAGATCCGCCCAAAGTTGAGAACAACTGGGCGTGTGTCTGGCAACTTCGGCAAGAACAAAGTTTCCGCTGGTTCTTCACTCAATGACTTAGGTGGTGATGGTAACATTGGTGCCACACAACAAGAATACTTGAATCGACTGTATTATGCTTTTGATAACACTGCCGACACTAAACTTCGTCAGTTTCTTTATCAAGAAATCAAGAAAATCCATATTCAGCGTGGGACATGGTGACAGTTGAACAAGTGGCACAGTGTATGGTTGCTGTGCCTTTTTTCGTGTATTCTATAGAAGTTCAAGGGATTTCTCCTCATGACTGCAACTCTCCAGGTACAAGCACAACAGGATGCTCGCAACACCGTGCAACTCAATGTCACCAAATGGACTTGGTTGTTGTGTGATGCTCTCCGTCAAAATTACATTGACTATTCCATTCGTAGTCATTACAATTCTCTTCAACGTGGAGAAGATACTAACTATCACGAAGCATGTATTGTTGACTTGAAGAATGGTCATTGTGAATATGACTTTACTTTTGAGAGTGGTAAAAAATATCATAAAGTTATCATGAGCATTGACAATGGCGGCAGACTGCCCAACTCTCGTAGTGTGCATTGCTTCATTGACAAGAAGACTGGTGAAGTCTACAAGTCTGCATCTTGGAAGTCTCCTGCCAAAGGTGTTCGCTATGATTTGCGATTGATTGCAGATCGTGAGTATCTGCTGCAACATGCGGATTGGAGTGGTGGTTATCTGTATCTGCGATGATGACAACAACACATAAACTCATCTTTATTTCTTCATTCATTTGGTTTTTGCACTGGGGGCAATGTCTTACATTCAACATTCTGGATACGGTTATCGCAAAGTCCTCTGTGAGAATGTTACCTCTTGGTTTATGAATAAGTTTCTGTCCCGACACAAAGTTGGAGTGGAAATCTTACATCGAGGACTAAATCGAGAAGGTGTTTATGGGTATTGTGATTTCGTGGATGATAATTCTAGGCGTCCACGACACTTTTTGATTGAATTGAATACTCACCTGGACGAGGAGTTGTATGTAAAAACTCTTTTGCATGAATTGACTCATCTTCGCCAATGGGTGATGGGTTCACTGCAACTTCGTCGTGGAAAAATGTGTTATTGTAAAGAACCAGTCGAAAAGTACGACTATTGGCATCAACCACACGAAATTGAAGCAAGAGAACAAGAAGAAACACTTTATGAACAATACCTGCAAGAAGTGTGTGGGGTTCGTATCAACAATTCCTTTGTGAGAACAGTCTCCAGGCACCTGTTGTGACAGTTGAAAAGGTGGCACAAGGTATGAGCACAGTGCTCAAAACCGTGTATTCTATAGAAGTTCAAGGGATTTCACCCATGACTGAGTTTCCCACACTACAATCCAAGGACGGCACAATGCTCGTAGGATTTTATCCTGTTCAGACGCCATTCGGTGACATTTCAGAAGAGTGGTGCCTACAAATCTTGTCTTGGAAAGGTATCGATCAGATCAGCAAAAAGTATCTGAATCGTGTTGAAAAGTCTCTCGCTATTCGTGACAGACTCGCACATGATTACATCCTGACTGGTGACAATCAAGATTTCCCCCAACTTGGCAATCCTTTCTACGGTGCAGTCTGATGCAATTCCAAGTGACTGCCATTGAGTATGATTTCACTGGCGCTGAGGATGAGATTACAGATGCTGAGATGAATGACATCATTGATGATACAATAGGACACATCTGGGAGGCAGATGATGAAGATGATCTCATTGAAGAGATCACTTCATGGACTGGTTGGTGTATTAAATCGATTGATTATCGTCATGTGTTGGTTTAATCAATGAAACGCAAATCTCTGACTTTTAAGAAACTCAATTCCATGAAAGTTCTCACACTTGTCTTCATTGTAGCACTGTTTCTTTCACCCTCTGTTCGATCATTGACTGCGAACACTTTACACACTGTTGCTGACATTATCCAACCCCAATGATTGAAACTGATTATCACATGGAAGATGTGACACCTGACTAAGTGGCACAGTAAATCTCCACGGCACCCAGATTCGTGTATTCTATAGAAGTTCAAGGGATTTCACCCATGACTGACACACACATTCTCATCAATTTGGGGCGTCGTCATCACTTCAATGTGCTTGATGTTGAGATTATCAAAGAGACTGAAAAAGCAATTCAGTTTCGATCAGTATTCAACACACATCATACACTTTGGATGCCAAAGAAAGCACTTCGTGAATGTAACGAAGTTCCTGGTTTGTTTAATCTTCAATCATGGTTCCGATTTGATGAATGGGGTGCTAAGTTTCTTGGGCACAACATGCGTCACACAATGTCAACAACCTGGATTCGTTGAGGTTATCATGAACACTGCATTTGTCACACCAAAGAGTAAGAAAGCACGCAACAGATTCTGTAATCTAATGGAATCAGAATCTGAGTGTATTGTTGAACAAAACAAAGGCAATCGTGTCTTTCTTCGTTCACTCAATGGCAAAAACTTTTTCTGGGTAAATCTACACAACGATTCTGATTGGGAGGTTGAGTTCTAATGAACACTTCTACAATTTCACTCACTTTTGATAAAACATCTGTCAATCCTGTGATGTTGGAGCAAGCACTTTATCAGTTGTTTGATCTTCTGAAGATTGAGATTTTAGAAAGTGAAGTCACCAATGTCACACCAGAAGAAAATGCACAAGTATTTGGTGGTTGAAATGACACAAACACAACTGCTTCGTTGTATTGAACAACAACTGGACAATTTACAATCAATCAATCAAATGTGTTTTGATTATTGGATGAGTGAATTGTGTGATGAGAATGATGAACTGATTGCAGAAAAGTGTAGTGCTGATGTTCTCTCTCAGATTGAACGAGATGTGTATGATTAACTGAAGTAATTTGTCCTGAGTTATGACATTAAACTGATTCATCTGTTCTCTACTTTTTCTTTTCTGATTATGACCCGTTCGATGATTCTTGCACTTCTTGCACAAGGTAACACTGGCAATGAGATTCTGCAGATTCTTGATACCATCGTGGAGGAAGTGAAAGGTTAATGAATAAGGAGGAGTATCACAACTCCTCCTTTTTAGTTGATACCATGTGCCAATAAATGTAGTGGCACAATCAATGAGCACAGTGCTTAAAATCGTGTATTCTATAAAAGTCGAAAACAACACAACCGACATGTTTGCTGTTCTTCCCACTTCCACTGATTTCTGCAAAGATGATGCAGAATGGTACACTGATTTGGAACATGCTTATGATGTAGCATTTGACTGGAGCGTAGATCTTCATGGAGATCGTGTTAATGTCTATGAAGTTCGTGGTGGTAAGTTCATTAAACTGACTGAGGTGTTTGCATGAAGAACTATCGTATTCGAGTTGAAACCTACGACGGATGTGTGACTGTTTGGTATGAGAAATCAAAAGCAATTCGTGCTTGTGATTTTATCTCCAATCGTGTCTACAATCAACTCTGTGGATTAAACATTAAAGAGATTTCTGTGACTCCTTCCGTATGAACAACACCGACATTCTTTCCGTCCGTGAACAAATCCAAGAGGACATCGACTGTATCATCGAAGGTTTCTTTTATGATACTTGGGGCGATGAATACAACGAAGACAAGAACGAATTAGTTCGCGTCCTTTGTGATTCCGTCTGCAACAACTTCACTAAACTTCTGAACTGAATTAAAATAGTATGAAAACCCAACTCCAACAAGATTGCCTCTCCCTTGCAGAACAAATCGCTGATGAAATCAATGGTAATTTGTTCTATGTTCCTGATGAAGATGTAGATCAACTGTTATCTCAACTCACTGAAGATAATGTAGAAGAGATTGCATCTGAACTTGCGAACTTAGCGCATTGGTATAACTGAATCTTTCCTCTTAACTAACACTCAAACACTGAAACATCATGAACCGTCAAGAACTTCTGGAAGCATACGTTGATCGTTTGCTTGAGAACATGTCCACCAAAGATTTGATGCGTATTGTAGGCGATCAGATCGAAGAAAACCTCTCTGGTTATAGC